CGTTATATTTTTGGATGAATTCGCTTTCATTCCGAATCATATCGCTGATCAGTTTTTTAGTTCTGTATATCCTACTATCTCATCTGGTAAATCTACCAAGGTTATCATCATTAGTACACCTCACGGGATGAACATGTTCTATAAACTCTGGCATGATGCTGAGAGGAAGAAGAACGAGTACACAACAACAGAGGTTCATTGGTCACAGGTCCCAGGCAGGGATGCTGTATGGAAAGAACAGACTATTGCGAACACATCAGAAGAACAGTTCCGTGTTGAGTTTGAGTGTGAGTTCCTGGGATCTGTTGATACCCTCATTGCTGCGTCTAAGTTAAGGATGCTGGCATATGAAGATCCTATTACTAAGCATAAAGGATTAGATGTATATGAAAAACCAATAAAGGATCATCAATATTGCATAACCGTAGACGTCGCCAGGGGTGTGACTAAGGATTACTCTGCATTTGTGGTGATAGATACGACAACAATACCATATAACCTAGTAGCAAAGTATAGAAATAACACTGTTAAACCATTACTCTTCCCTAATACAATAAACGATGTCGCATGTGCGTACAACCATGCGTTCATATTAGTGGAGGTAAATGATATAGGTGGACAGATTGCGGATATACTACACTATGACTTGGAATATGATAACCTTCTCATGGCATCTATGCGCGGACGTGCAGGACAGGTGGTAGGACAAGGTTTCTCAGGTAGTAAAGTACAACTAGGAGTCAAGATGTCAACCACTGTCAAGAAGACAGGGTGTGCGAATATGAAACAGTTGATAGAAGATGATAAGTTATTACTATCAGACTATGAAATCATTGCGGAACTAACCACCTTTATACAAAGAGGACAGGCATGGGAAGCGGAAGAAGGATGTAATGATGACCTTGCTATGTGTCTGGTTATGTTTAGTTGGTTAGCAACATCAGATTACTTCCGAGAGTTACATGATAATGATGTCAGAATGCGTATGTATCAGGAGCAGAAGGAGCAGATAGAAGCAGACATGGCACCCTTCGGTTTCGTCAGTGACGGATTAGAGACGGAAACCATCATTGACAATGAGGGTCAAGTATGGCATACTGATGAATACGGAGATATGTCTTACATGTGGGATTACAAATGATTACTTTTTTATTAGCAAGTGCTGGTTTACTAAACCTATTGTTCTATGTTTTTGCAATAGGGTTTGTGGTATCTTTGATACTGGAACAGATACTTAAAGCAAGACCTCTCTCATCTTTTGCAGAGATAAACGAAAGGAACAACTATATAGTACAGACCAACAGAAAATACTGTTGGAGACAAGCATGGGTCACTAATCTAATATGGTTTATGGTCAATGTAAGTTTGTTCTTGATATCAAGAAACATGCAAACACCAACTGATACATTCTGGAACGGAATCTAATGGTAATTAAAGTAGACAAGTCAGAAGAGTTTATAAAGAGTGGAAAGAAACTTGCATCAGAGTATCCTGCTCAATCAAATAAGGATGGTTTCCGTATTGTGAAGGATGGATCTCGAAAGTGACTTCTTAGAATTAGAACATCTTATCCTAAAACAACGTGTTTGCAAGACATGTGGGATAGAGAAAGACCTATTGACAGACTATTATAAGACTAGAAAAGACAGAGGTGCTATGCCCTCTGCTTTTTCGTATGAGTGTAAATCGTGTACGAAGATAAGAATTAAGAGAAGACGCAAAACCATTGATAAAACTACATACTCCTACCCTGACTGGTGATGTTCACGTCCTGTTTCCCCACTGGAAACATACGTTTTTCTAAATATTAGTAGCATCCGAATATTGAAATTTATCCGAGGAGTATACCCAGATGGCATCCACACAAATTTCCCCAGGTGTTGTCGTCCTAGAAAGAGATCTAACTAATACCGTCAACGCAACTGTTGATAACATTGCAGCGGTAGTTGGAACCTTTCAGAAAGGACCAGTAGATGAGGTTAGAACAATCTCGTCCGAGAGACAACTGGTTGAAGAGTTTGGTAAACCAAACGACAGTAATTACGAGTACTGGTTTTCTGCTGCACAGTTTATGCTGTATGGCGGTTCATGTAAAGTAATTCGTGCAACAAGCACATCATTAAAAAATAGTATTGACACTACTACTGTAACAGATACAACATTCTCTGCATCTGATACTACACTGACAGTCAGTGAAGCAACTGACTTCGACAACGGAGATCTTTTAAAGATCGACGCTGAAATAGTTTCAGTCACAGGAATATCTGGTTTAGATATAACAGTAAGTCGTGGACAGTTAAACACATCTGCGGTATCTCACGCTGCATCTTCACAGATCACATTGATCGAAGCAGCAGGAACTACTACAACAATCAACGAAGGCGGTACATTTAGTAATAGTGATACAACACTAACAGTTACTAACGCTTCTACACTTGGAGTTCAGATAAACTCTTACATCAGAATTACTGATGAGATCATGCAAGTTACTGGTATTTCTACCAACGACTTGACTGTAACAAGAGCACAACTAGGAACTGCTGCATCATCACATACTGATGGTGTTACTGTAACTCTATTGACTGTTACTACTAACAAGACAACAATCAATGAGACAACAACATCTGGTGTTACTCCTCCCTTAATCAAGAACTTTGATGAGTATGAGGCAACAACTGAAACTGCTTCTAACAACTGGAAGTGGGCAGGAAGAACTCCTGGATCATACGGAAATAGCATTCGTGTCGTAATGACAGACGCTGGTCCTGATCAGATTCTATATCTCGCTGCTCCAACAACAGGTAACCCTGAGCATAAGTTAGAGACAGGCAAGAAGGTTAACATTTCAGCAACTAGTTCTTACTCACAGATTTATTCATACGTCTTAGAGATTGAATTTGATAACGATGCTTCACTAGTCGGAACATTTGATGGTGGTAACTTCTTTACTGCTGTATCTGGTAACGTAACTGGTAGTGTGGTTGCTTACAATTCCTCAACAAGAAAGATAGAAGTCACAGTTGACACAACATCATCTGATTACCTAGAAGTTGGTGACACAGTTACTGAACTACTAAACAGTGGTGGATCTCCTGGATCTGCATCTGGTGATAGCGCAAAGATTAAGTCTATTAACAGAAGACTTTCTATCGTTATGAATAAAGATGCTGTTAACTTTGTAGCAAACCAAGTAATTAAAGAAGGATCTACATATGCTGCTGACGGTGTAACAACTGCTGGTAGAGATGTAAATATCGTTTCTATCGCAGATGAGTATGCAAGTCGTGTATACGGTAATGAGCAAAAATGGTCATCTATTGCTAAGAGACCTGGAACTTCTGCATACGCAGCGGACAGAAATGGATTCCGCGACCTAATGCACATCCTTGTTCTTGATGGAGACGGTGGTATCACTGGTGTCCCAGGAGCAGTTCTTGAAAAATTCACCGACGTGTCTAAGGCATCTGATGCTAAGTCACCTCAGGGAACTAACATTTACTACAAAGATGTTATCAAGGCATCTTCACAGTATATCTGGTGGGGTTCACACGAATCAACATTAGTATTAGATATTGATGGCACTGCAACAGGAGACGTCGGAACAACTGCAACAGGCAGACAGTTTGACCTCTTTAAGAGCACAACTGCTATATCAGATATAGATGATCCTGCTGGAACTGCATCTGGTGCAGTACCGCTTATGTTCACAAAGGGAACTTCTACTATCAAGTACTCCTTAAAAGGTGGAGTTGATGGTTACTCAGCAGAAAGAGATAAGTTATTTGATTCATATGACTTACTAAGCGACCCTGAGACAGAAGAGATAGACTACATTATAGGTGGTCCAGGCATGAGCAATGAGTCTGACTCTATTGCTAAGGCACAGAAATTGATTGACATTGCAAACATCCGTAAGGACTGCATAGCATTCATTTCACCTCCTAAGTACTCTGTTATCGGTGTACCTAGCACAAACACTATTGTAGAAAATACAATATCATTCTTCGATGCATTATCATCAACATCATACGCTGTATTTGATAACAACTACAAGTACATGTATGACAAGTACAATGATAAGTATCGTTACCTTCCATGTAACGCAGACGTTGCTGGACTAACACTAAGTACTGCACTTAACTCAGAACCATGGTTCTCTCCTGCTGGATTCAACAGAGGACAACTATTAAATGCTGTTAAGTTAGCATACTCACCATTAAAAGATCATAGAGATCGTTTATATGGTTCACGAATCAACCCTATCGTATCATTCCCTGGACAAGGTAATATACTTTACGGAGACAAGACTGCACTTGCACAAGCATCTGCTTTCGACAGAATCAACGTTCGTCGTTTATTCTTAGTAATCGAGAGAGCAATCTCACTGTCTGCTAAGGGACAACTCTTTGAAATCAATGACGAGTTTACTCGTAAGGGATTCAAAAACTTAGTTGATCCATACCTAAGAGGAGTTCAATCTGCTCGTGGTATTATTGACTACCTAGTTGTATGTGACTCCACAAACAACCCCGCAGAAGCACAGGACCGTGGTGAGTTCTTTGCTGAAATCTTTGTTAAACCAACAAGGTCGATTAACTTCATCACACTTACATTTACTGCAACCAGAACAGGGGCAACCTTTGCTGAGGTAACACAGTAATTATTATTCACCACAAAAACAATAGGTAAAACTAATGGCATTAGAAGTAACAAAGGACATTATCTCATTCCGTAACTCGGTAAGAGAAGTTGCCCGCCCCAATCAATTCCAAGTTGAACTAGATTTTCCAAGTGGATTAGCACCCGCTTCTCCATCTAAACTAGCAGAATTTGGAACCTTCCTAGTTAAAGGAGCAAACTTACCAGCATCTACTGTTGGTACAGTTGAAGTTCCATACAGAGGAAGAGTCTTAAAGATTGCAGGAGACAGAACATTTGAACCATGGACTGTTACTGTTATCAACGACGAAGGATTCAAGTTAAGAAACGCTTTTGAAGAATGGTCAGATAAGATCAGTGAACTTGCGGAGAACAGATCCTTTTTTAGCAACGCAACACAGTATCAAACAAGTGCTGTTGTAAGACAGTTGTCAAGATCAGGTGGAGACATCAAA